ATTATTGTGGATGACGTTCCTGAGGTTGATGATGATGGAAACCCAAGTGGTACGGATCACTGATTTAATCAACCCAAATTTTTATCCCGTTTGGCGGACGAAAAAACCCCATGTGGTTTTATCGGGTGGCCGTTCGTCTATGAAATCATCTGTTATCAGCCTAAAACTGGTAACGGATTTTCTAAATGATGATCAAGGGAATGTCATCTGTCTCCGAAAAGTAGGCAAATACCTTTCGAACAGTGTATACGAACAAATCAAATGGGCCATCTATATGCTGAATGCGCAGGATGAATTTTTGTTTCGGAAATCCCCGCTGAAAATCATTCACAAGGCTACCGATACAGCCTTTTACTTTTTCGGTGTGGATGATCCCCAGAAATTNAAGTCGGCCAAGATTGCCAAGGGTTATGTGATGGCCCTATGGTTTGAGGAGCTGGCCGAATTTAGCGGAGTCGANGANATTGANATCGTCGAGGATACNTTCATCCGAAATGACATCGGCGCCGGGAAACAGGTCCGGGTCTACTACAGCTATAACCCGCCCAGGAACCCTTATTCCTGGGTGAACGAATGGAGGGCCAGCAAAGAGGGAGACCCGGATTATTTCCTCCACCACAGTACCTATCTAGAGGATAAAAAGGGTTTCCTGTCTGNCCAACTGCTCCGAAAGATTGAGAAGTATAAACAAACTGATCCGGACTATTGGCGCTGGATGTACTTGGGGGAAATCATCGGACTGGGGGATTTGGTTTATAACATCAACCTTTTCAAGTGGGTTGACGAAATCCCNGAGGATGACGAAGTGTTGTTGATTGATATCTCTATTGATTCGGGGTATCAGACATCTGCCACCACTTTCTTGGCGTTTGGCCTGACCAAAAAGGGAAACGTTATTCTTTTGGATACTTACTATTATTCGCCAAAGAACCGAATCCATAAAAAGGCACCGTCAGATTTCAGCCGGGACTTGTGGGAGTTCGCCCAACGAGTCAGCCAAGAATACAACAGGCCAATCGACAGATGGACGATTGATAGCGCTGAAGGGGCGCTCCGAAATCAATTCTTTAAAGACCGGGGAATAGCCCTGCACCCAGTAACCAAATTGAAGAAAATCAACATGATTGAAAACGTCCAGGACTTACTGGCCCAGGGACGTTTTTTTATGCTCCGGAAACCGGAGAATCAAATCTTTTACGAGGAACACAGGAAATACCAGTGGAATCCGGACACGCTACAGCGAGACAACCCGGAAGTGGTCAAAGAAGATGATCATACTTGCGATGCGTTCCAATATTATGTGCAAGACAATCGCCAGAAATTGGGCCTGAAGATGTGAGGCGGTGTGACGCCATGTTTCGAAAATTAGTAGATGCAGTGAGGCGGTGGATGTACAAAATGGGCCTCATTAAAGGNTTGAAGGAGATAACCGAATACAAGGATATTGCGGCGGATGAAGAGCATTACCAGCGGGTGGCCATGTGGCAGGATCTATACCGGGGTTATTACGAACCCTGGCATAGGATCGAATATCACACCGTACAGGGGAAGAAAGCCCGGAAACGACATTCGCTGAGGATGCCGAAAGTGGCCAGCGAAGAAATGGCACGACTCGTCTTTAACGAGAAGTGTCGGATTAACATTTCGGATGAAGCGTTGGCCGCGGAAATTGAGCGGGTTTTCAAGCGGAACAGCTTCTATAAACGNTTCCAGGACTTTCTGGAGTACAATTACGCTATGGGCGGTATGGTGATGAAAGCTTACGCCCAGCCTTTGTCGGGGAATGGATATGAATTGAAAATCAGCTTTACAACCGCTGATTGCTTCCTCCCGATCAGCCATCAAGACGGGAAAATCCAAGAGGGGGCCTTCATCAGTCAAACCAGGCAAGGGAACAAATATTACACCCTGATTGAAAGTCACCGATGGACGACTAATCAAGATGGAGAAAGAATTTATCTTATCACCAATGAATTGTTTGAATCTGACAAGCCGTCAGAACTGGGGGTAAAGGCAAGCCCGGCCAAAATGAAGGAACTTTATCCCGGGCTGGAAGCGCAAATCAAAATCAAAAATTTGACTCGGCCCCTTTTTGTCTATGTCAAACCGAATATCGCCAACAACTTCGATCCCCAATCCCCATTGGGGATTTCTATTTTCGCCAACGCCCTGGACACCTTGAAAGCGCTGGATATCGCTTTTGATTCTTTTATTCGGGAATTTAGTTTGGGCAAGAAACGAATCCTGGTTCCTGCTACTGCAATCCAAACCGTAGCGGACCCCCGGACAGGGGAAGTCAGGCGGTATTTTGACGCGGAAGATGAAGTCTACCAGGCATTCAATTTTGCTGATCCGGAAAACCAGAAAATCCAGGACATGAGTGTGGAACTCCGGGTGGACGAACATGTTTCGGCCATCCAGGCGCTTTTGGATATCCTGGCCATGCAAATCGGTTTTTCCCCCGGGACGTTTACGTTCGATGGCCAGGGGGTGAAGACGGCCACAGAGGTTGTTTCCGAAAACAGCAAAACTTACCGGACAAAAAACAGCCATGAACTTTTGATTGAAGAAGCCTTGAAAGAGTTCATCGAATGCCTGGTGCAAGTGGGGGAGCTATACGGGGTTTTTAATNCTCCCCAGGAATATGACATCACCATTGATTTTGATGATTCGATTGCTCAGGACCGTGACGCGAACGCTGATTATTACNTGAAGCTAAAAAATGCCGGATTAATCAGCGCAAGAACGGCCCTGATGCGGATTTTGGACTTGACGGAGGAACAAGCCGAAGAAGAATTAAGGAGAATTGCGGAAGAAAGTCCGCTTCCCAGCGTTGATAATCTGTTCAGTGGTGAAAGCTGATGAAGGAATTGCTGGAGCGGTTGAGTGAACCCTTGTTGAGGATTTATTCGGACATGCAAGCCGATTTATTGGTGGCCATCATCAAGCGGTTGGCCGCCGATAAAACCCTTCTTGAAGATGGGGCCTTCATGGAATGGCATTTCCGCAAGTTGAACCAATTAAACGGTTTGACCCGGGAAGCCGTCACAATCATTTCCCGAAGCACGGGGATTGCTGAAAAGGAATTGATTGCGGCCATTCGCAGGGCCGGGTTTGAATCCATCAAAGACAATGAGGATTTTCTGAAGTACGCTCACAAAAAAGGAATAGAGGTGACGCCCCCTTTACCGCCGGAGCGTGACCCCACCATCATCAACATCCTGGACTCTTACCAGCGCCAGGCCAAAAGCCGCCTTAACCTGGTGAATTCCACTTTGATTGATCAGGTGGGTCAAACATATAGGGACATCGTAAACCGGGTGACGGCGGACATGTTGGCCGGGCTGAAGTCTCCACAGCAGGCTATGAGGGACATGGCCAAACAGTTGGCCAGGAAAGGATTAACGGCGCTGATCGACAGGAGGGGGCGGCGGTGGACGTTGGAAGGATATGTCGGCATGATTGTTAGAACCATGTCCAACCGTATCGCCAACGAAATGCAGGAAACGCGCTTCAATGAATGGGGCGTCGATTTGGTTGAAGTGAGTTCCCATATGGGGGCACGGCCACTTTGTGCGCCGTACCAGGGGCGGATTTATACCCGGACAGGACGGGGTGGCCGTTATCCTAATTTGTACACTGATACAAGCTACGGCGAGCCTGCCGGGCTTTTCGGGATCAATTGCCGGCATGTTCAATATCCGTATTTCCCTGGCCTTTCCCGCCGGACTTATAAGCCCTATCCGGCAGAGGAAAACGCCAGACAATATAAATTGGAACAAATTCAACGGAGATACGAACGGGAGGTGAGAGCCGCGAAACTGGAAAAACGCTTATTCGATCAGTTGGGAGATGAAGAAGGAGCCAAGCGGGCCGCCGAATTGGTCAAGGCCAGACAAGCACGGCTCCGCGAGTTTGTCAAAGAGAATGGCCTAACCCGGAGGTATGACCGGGAGCAAATATTTTGATCCTGTCCGTTTACCCGTTGTGGACGTTAAATAAAACGGGAGAAACCCATTTAATGGGAGGTATTATACATGGAAGAAAACAAGCAACCGATGGCGGACCAGGCCGCCGATCAAAACCCTGGAGCGCAAGCGGACCAGGCCGCTGAACAAAATCCTGGAGCGGAACCCGATGGAAAGCAACAAGCGGGAGGAAAGCTATTCACCCAAGAAGATGTCAACCGAATTGCGGCTCGGGAAGCGAAAGAAGCCCAAGAAAAACTTTTGAAACAATTGGGCATTGAAGACTTTGAATCCGCGAAAGAAGGGCTTCAAAAATTCCGGGAATGGCAAGAGGCACAGAAAACCGAAGCCGAAAAACAGGCCGAACGACTAAAGAAATTGGAGGAGTCCAACCAAACATTGGCCAATGAAAACGAAACTTTAAAGGCACAACTGGCCGCATTGGAAGCTGGAGTAAATCCCGACAGTGTGGCGGATGTGGTGATTTTGGCCAAAAACATGATNTCGGATGATCTGGATATGAAAGGGGCTATCCAGAAAGTTTTGGAAAAGTATCCGCATTTTAAAGCCTCCGCGAAGGAGGAACAAAAACCGACTTTCACGACTGGTGAACACAAAAAACCCGCCGGAGTTGATCCTTTCATAGCGGGGTTAGGTCTAAACAAGTAAGGAGGAGATTCGACAATGGCGAATGCGATTAACTACGCGGAGCAATACCGGAGTGAATTGGATCAAGTCTTGAAACAAAACATGTTGACCAACGAATTGGAAACGCCCAATGTGGTTTGGATGGGGGCGAAAACTTTCCATGTTCCCACTCTTTCTGTGACGGGGTATCAAGATCATTCCCGGCAAGGCGGATGGAACCGGGGAGATGTGACGGTTGAACATGAACCCTACACCATCCAGTTTGATCGGGACGTTGAGTTCTTTGTTGACCAAATGGACGTGGACGAAAGCAATCAAGCCGCCAGCGCGGCGAACATCACTCGGGTGTTTTTGCAAGAGCACGCCGGGCCGGAGGTCGATGCTTACCGTTTCGGAAAGTTGGCCCAGCATGCTATTGCTGAAGGGAATGCGACCGAAGAGGATGTAGACCCGACCAGTGTTTATCAGCGACTGAAAGCCGACATCCTGAAGGTCCGCAAATATGGGCCGTCCAACCTGATTGCCTACATCTCCAGTGAAGCTATGGACGCCCTGGAGCGCTCCAACGAGTTTCAGCGGGTCATTAACGTCCAGAATCAAGGCACGGCCATTGAGACCCGAGTAACCAGCCTGGACGGCGTCCGCCTGGTGGAGGTTTGGGATATGGCCCGCTTTAACACCGCGCATGATTTCACCAGCGGGTTCCAGCCTGCCGGACAGGACATTAACTGGATCATCGTTTACAAAGGTGCGGTTGTGGCCGTCACCAAAATCAATTCGATTTATCTGTTCGCTCCGGGGCAACATACCCAAGGCGACGGGTACCTGTATCAAAACCGCATGTACCATGACCTGTTCGTGATGAAGAACAAAGCGGACGGGGTTGTCCTTTCCGCAAGGCCGACACCGGGGTGGAGGGATAATGAAAGCGCAAGTCAGCACTGCACAAATTAAAGCAGTGGTGAGCGGGGATATCCCTGCTCACCGCTTGCTTTGGCTGTACTCAAGTGAGGATGGAGAGACCTTGAGAATCGGCCTTCCTTATAAAGAAGGCTACCCTGTGGATCTCGTTTCCACACGCGAATTGAAAGATGGTGAGGAAGTCACGGTGACGATTAAGGGCGACCCGATTTGGTTGGTGGAAGCGGGACAAGCACTGAGGCCAGGACAAAATGTTTGCAATGACACGGCTGGTCGGCTTGTTAGTACCAGCCCCAACCGTCTCCATTCTGTCGGATATGTTCTCGACGCGGCCCAAGAAGGAGACATCGTTCGGTTGGTTCGAAATTACAAATTTTATCACGACCGACTGGACGAATCACAGGAGGAGTGACAGATGAAAAAATTCAAAAAAGGTAACGTCATCCTGCGAGCCGACAGCCATGCCAAGGAGCGGGAACTTTTGATGCGGGGTTTCGAAGAAATGAAGCCTGCCGAGAAGAAAAAGAAAAAAGCGGCTTCCGATAAGTGAAGCCGCTTCCCTTTTAGGGGGGTGAGATTCATGGCCTATGATATCGAACGATATCCGGCCAGAAGTGGTCGGATTATCGGAGAAGATGGACAGGTTTATAACTTAGTGGACCTTCTCCGAAACGTAGGAGGGGGTGGAGGGATGGAATTTCTTTTCGGAACCAGCGCTCCGGATTCTGACATTGGAAAACCCGGGGATGTTTACCTGAACACTTCAAATGGTGATTTTTACAAAAACGAAAACGGAACCTGGACGCAAATTGGTAACCTTCGTGGACCTCAGGGGCCGGAAGGGCCCGAAGGCCCGCAAGGGCCGCAAGGGCCTGCTGGAGCCGACGGCGTAG